ACTTGCTACAAGTCGTGGCACTGATATGCACACGCTCACAGAGAACTACCTTAAGAATAAAGATCTCCCCAAGGTAAAACCTCTTCCTGACTTCTTGTTTAAGATCGCTAAACCAGATCTGAACAAAATTAGTAACATTCACACTCTAGAAGGATCACTCTATAGTGAGCAACTTGGCGTTGCTGGCACTGTAGACTGTATCGCTGAGTATGAGGGAGAATTAGCAGTTATTGACTTTAAGACATCGGCAAAACCAAAACCAAGAGATTGGATTGATGGTTATTTTGTCCAATGTGCTGCTTATGCTTGCATGTACTATGAACTCACTGGCACACCCGTTAAGTGTATGAGGAATATGATAAACTAAAGTACATGAAGTTACTTACCAAATACATCAGAAACTTCGCAGAGTATCACTTAAATGGAAAATGAATTAACAAAAGCTTTGGGCAAAAAGTTTATGAATGCCGCAAAGTTTTCTCTTGAGATTGAAAACCTTGTTCTCAAAGAGAAAATTAATTATATTGAAGCAATCGTCCTATTTTGCGACGAGAATGGTATGGAAGTAGACTCCATCACTAAACTTATCTCTAAACCGCTCAAAGAAAAATTAAAGCGTGATGCTCAAGATCTTAACTTTATGAAGAAGACCACAAGAGCAAAATTACCCCTCTAAATAAGCAAAGGCAGAGTAGAAAGATGTCCGACTTCTTTGAATCAGAATTCGTCCAAGACGCTATTACCGATATTAATGAACTTCAGGAAGAGATTTATGCGGAGGTGTTTGCCTTTGATAAATTGAACCATGAAGAGAAACTACATCATCTAGATAAACTTGACACTCTGCTGGAGAAACAGAGGAATCTGTACACACGGATGTCACTCTCTGACGATCCTCGTGCTACTGAAATGCGCGAAAATGTTCGTAAATCTGCTGTTATGATGGGTTTCCCCAAAGATGTTGACTGCGGGGTCTTGTTTGCGAACATGCAAAAAACCCTAGAAAAAGTCAGAGAACAAATCTCTTGACACAGGGCGTGGGTCCGCCCTATAATAGACCCGTAAAGACCAAATCCAATTTACAAGCCGAATCAAATGTCATTTGCATCCCTTAAAAAGCAATCCTCCCTTGGTTCCCTGACCGCCAAACTGGTCAAGGAAGTCGAAAAAACCAACAAAGGAGGTGGCGCGTCTGATGATCGTCTTTGGAAACCCGAAGTCGATAAAGCAGGTAACGGATACGCTGTTGTTCGTTTCCTTCCCGCACCCAACGGTGAAGATCTCCCGTGGGCAAAAATGTACTCCCATGCCTTCCAAGGCACTGGTGGTTGGTACATTGAGAACTCCCTGACCACTAATGGTGGTAAGGACCCTGTTTCTGAACTTAATTCTAGTCTTTGGAACAGTGGTATTGATTCTGACAAAGAGACTGCTCGTAAGCAGAAGCGTAAGCTCTCTTACTACACTAACATCTATGTTGTCAAGGATCCCGCTAATCCTGACAACGAGGGCAAAGTATTCCTGTACAAGTTTGGTAAGAAGATCTTTGATAAGATCATGTCTTCCATGCAACCTGAGTTTGAAGACGAAGAACCTATCAACCCCTTCGACTTCTGGGCAGGTGCAGACTTCAAGATCAAGATCAAGAAGGTTGCTGGTTACTGGAACTACGATAGTTCTGAGTTCGCTCGCCCTGGTGCTCTCTTGGAGGACGATGATGCCATGGAAGCAATCTGGAAGAAAGAGTATTCTCTTGCTGAGATTGTCGCTCCTGAGCAATTCAAGTCCTATGAGGATCTGAAGAAGCGTCTTGATTATGTCCTTGGTAATGCTACTCCTAAAGCACCAGCACCTGTAGATGAGTCCCTTGAGAATGAATCTGAAGGTCGTGGTTTCAACGATCCTGATATCACTATGAGTGCTCCTAAGGCAAGCAATGCCGATGATGATGATGCACTGTCTTACTTCCAGCGTCTTGCCGAAGAATGATTATAGTTGGCATTTATGGTGCTTTTGAAAAGGGTGATATCAATCACCCTTCTGCTGCCAATGTATTGAATCCTGAAACAGGACACAATGATGCTGCCCAGCATGATGCTGGTTGCAGCATTTTTATTGACGGTAAACATATTTGTAGCGTAAATGAAGAAAGATTATCCAGAATCAAATATGATGGTAATTTTCCCAAGAATGCAATACAATATTGTCTAGAAAGTGCTGATATATCTGCCAATGATGTAGATATTGTATATTATGTCACGACATACTCTACAGCGGTTCCTTTTCATTACGATGAGAATACCATCTTAAAGTATGTAAGACCAGAGTTTCCAAAAGCAGAAGTTAGATTCTGCGGACACCATCAAGCACATGCTGCCTCTACTGTTTTTACCTCTCCTTATAATGAGGGGACTTTTTTGACAGTAGATGGTGGTGGATCTGGTCTGTATGATCCATACAAGAACAATGTATTCTTTGCAGAAAACAACTCAATAGGATATTTCAATAAAGAGAAGAGAATCTTCAGACTGTATAATATGCCAGAGGATAATGTCAATAACTTTGGCAATCTCTACTCACATGTATCATCTAGAATATATGCAACCATAAGACAAAAGGCAATAACTGATTGGACTGACTGTATTTCTTCAGTTGGAAAGATTATGGGATTATCTGCTTACGGTTCTCTGGATGAATATGCAGGAGAATACTCAGTTATCAATCATACAGTTCCCTATGTTGCATTTCCTGAGGGTGGTTGGAATGTAGTTCCTAAGACTCCAGCAGATGCTGCAGCATGGATTCAGAAACTCTTTGAAGATGCTATGTTAGCATGGTTGAAAGAGTTGAGAAAATATCATCTAGACGATACTATCTGCTTTGCTGGTGGTTCTTACCTTAATATTGTCACCAATACCCTAATCAAACAGAGTGGTATGTTTGATAACATACACATCCCACCATTTACAGATGATGCTGGCATTCACTTTGGTGCTGCTATTTGGGGATGTTTTGAGGAAGGAGAAACGATTGAAGTTCCAGATAACCTTGCATTGCTAGGTAAGGAATATTCAAACGAGGAAATCAAATCATATCTCGATGCTTTTGGTCTAAAATATTCTACCTATGATGTAAATGATGTTGTAGATAGAATTCAAGATCAGAAGATTGTTGGTTGGTTCCAAGGCAGATCTGAGCATGGACCTAGAGCGTTAGGATCTAGATCAATCTTTATGAGTCCTGCAAAGGCAGAGAACAAGGACATTATTAATAAGAGAGTCAAGCATCGTGAGGAGTGGCGTCCCTTCGCTGGCATTATTAGAGAAGAAGATGTTACAGATTATTTTGAAGAAGGATTTGTAACTCCATATATGCTATACTGCCAAACATCTAAGACCGATAAGTTACCCGCTATTACTCATGCCGATAAGACATGTCGTATTCAAACAGTAACTAAGTCTCAGAACTCTAGAGTGTATGAACTTCTCAGTAATCTTGATCTACCAGTGGTCTTGAATACTTCGTTCAACGACAATGGAGAACCTATTGTGGAGACACCATGTCACGCTATATCATCTTTTCTGAAGATGGATATTGACACTCTAGTTATTGGTGACTTTATTGTTGATAAATAGGTTAGTAGAAATTATTTTTATAATCCATGGCTTTCCAAGGAAATCATTATATTGCCACCTTTGATCTCCCTGGTGGCGGCACGCAAAAAATTGAGGTTTTTGGTAAGGATGATTCCGATGCCAAAACTAAGGTAGAACTCATCTATCCCACCGCAAGTAACATTGTCGTTTCATCTGCCACTACTAACTAATGTCACGCAAAGTCATCGTATACAATGGAGATGATGGCTATTGTAATGTCGTCATCCCTTCAGAACAATGTGTGCTCTCCGATGAAGATATCATCGCTAAGGATGTCCCTGTAGCAGAGTATGCTTTAATTGAGCACACTGAACTGCCAACTTCATTATTCAGAAACGCATGGAAGTACAACCACTCAAGTTCAGCTGTGGATGTGGAAATTGCAAGTGCAAAAAAGATAACGACGGAGATCTTAGAGAGTCGTTATCTAGTAACAGAGAAGGAAAACGAGGAGATAACGAGGATCGCCAACATGAGAGGCGAGTCTCCATCTCTGAAGGATAATCCTGCAGTTCCCTACACAAGCATTAATGCCAAAAAAAGTGTTAACGGACTAATAGGACTGCTCTAAGCAACACCGTAAGTGTAAGAGGCAGTTTTACCAGTATCTGCTGAGAATTGACTAGATTCTTGGTAGGACATAAAGTCATTAACATCATCTATGAGCGTTGAGATAAACTCAGGTCTGAGGTATCTCAGCGTTCTTTTTTCGTTATTTTTTCTTACTTCAACCAACCAGTTAGATACTGCAACAGTAGGATCAATTCTTTGATTAGGAGTTTCGGGATTAGGAATTGTAAATCCAGAGTCAACTACCATATTAGCAGGAAGTAGTAATCTACCGTTGCTATCTCTAACTTCTTTGGTTTCAAAATGTCTTGTCTCATTTAAAGCAGTACCATATTTTTCTTCAGCATAATCATATAGCAATCTACTTGACAGAGGCCATTCGTCTCTGACATTTACTATGTCAGCACCAATTAGTAGTACCCAATCTAAGTTAGCGTTGTTATAGAGTTTCTCTGCGACATTATCAGGTCTTTCGTTCTCTAGAATAGTATAATGAGCAAAACTTGTCGCTGACTTTATTGCCTCATCACTAAATTTTAACCTGAGAAATAAGTTCTTTACCTCAACATACTGTTCATTTCTCCCACCTGTAACTGTGGGATTAGGATAGTTAAAGTTAGGTACTGTATCGAAATAAGATGCCATTAGAAGTTAGCCTCCTGATAATCTTCTGCGTAGATGGGTTCAAGTTCCTTAAAGGACAGATTCAAAACTTGATGGACAGGAGCTCCGTCAGGATATGTCATGTGTACACCAGATCCAGTGTAGTTGACACCTATTGATTGGAGCGCACATATTTTGAATGCGTTTAGATAATCATGAGTTCTAGCACCAGTTCTGTACGACAATCTGAATACATCAGGTGACTGTAAGAATCCAGTATCTTGTGCTCGTTTTGGTGATTGTGCTCTTTTTAACTTCCTAATAAACTCCAAAATCTCAATAGATTCTTTCTGATCTCTTGCAGTCAAATTCCAAGCAAATCCAAAATCTCTAAGAGTTACACCAGCAAAAAGTAATTCAAGATTCTGGTTGACAATCTGACCAGATTGTTTTGCAATCAATTGATTTGCACTAATATTAGATCCAGTAAGAGAGTTTACAACCTCTGCAGAAACTCTGCCTTTAATATAACTAATGAGAGAACTGTTACCACCAGTTCCTACTGCTTTCATATTGTCATAAAGGGTAGTTCCTGCTTGTCTGAAAGTGTCAATAAGATTAGCATCTGCAGCAACATCCATTGCATCGCCAGCAGCATTTGCTAATGCACCTCCGACATTACTCAGTCGAAAGTCTCCCCATCCAACTTTATTACCAGTGGCAATATTATCGGGTACTGGAAGAACAATACTAAATTTGTTTGAAGCTTTCTTCAGTGTTGTTTGTATACTATTTGACCCAACAAAATCACCCGTTCTACCACCACCAGCTGGTTTATATTCTAGACATTCTATCAATAAGTAATCAGTCGTCTCATCCAGAATATCATATGGATATCGATAGATATTCTTTTTCTCTGTAGATGAAGACATTATCGTATTTTTTGACTATTTATGTGGACATAGTGAATTTTGCGTATGATAAAGATCGGGCATCTTCAAGTTCGTTTGCCTCAATGACATACAACTGACTCTGAACTTCTTGCCAGGTGTAATTTCTAGACTTTCCCCAGTGAAAATTGAATCCACTAAAACCCCAACGATCTACCCCAGTGCATGCGATTAAGGGAAACTCGTCATACTCAATATTAGGTGTTTTCGCTCTATAGATGAAGGTGTAAAACTTCCCTCCTTCAGGGATCATTTCTAAATCATCTAAAACTTCCATTAGTTTCATGAAAATATCATCTGGTCCCTCAAGACCAGTGAAATTATCCACGACTGGTTGTAGCCTACTCATACACCTAAATTGTCCTCTGTTAGAATTTTAAA